ATAATCTTTCTAGTAAAGTAAAATGTTTCAGAAAAGCAGTTGTTGATGATAAAGGATTGGGTAAAAATAAAAGTATTCAGTTATATAAATCTAAAAATCCTTCAGTAAATTATAGAAACTCAATTGTACCGAAAAAAAGAGGAGTCCCAATTCGCGTTCCAGCAGTGAAATTTAATGAAGTTATACAAAAACATAGTAATGCTAATGGATTAAAAATAGATATTGAGGGAGCAGAAGTTCCTATCTTAATAAGCAATTCATCAAAATATGGAAAGATACAAAAACTAACTTTTGAGTTTACATTATCTAGTGGACAAATAAAACAAATGAATAAGGTTATTCAATCGAAAGGATTTTCTACCGATATACCTAAATCAACTCTTAATGCAGGTAAAGGATCATGGATTGATTATGTTGTTCATGCTACTAAAAATACTAAATCACAAAAAGGAGGACAAAGAAGTAGTATACATTTGGGAATTAAATTACAAAAGAAAAATATTCATCGTTTAAGAGAATGTGAAAAAAAATCCAAAAATAAATATCAAATAAGTAAATGTAATAAAGAATTTCAGGATACATGGACTGAATATAGTAAATTTTTAAGAAAAGAAAGAAAAGAAAATAAAAAACAATATACGAAAAAACAAGAAAGAGAGGCTATGAAACAATTTTTTAGTTAATTAATTTTTGTAAATTTATATGTTGATATTCTATTAATGTGTTTATATCTTGCATTGCTGTATTATCTCTCCAAGGAATTTTATTTCCTTTTTCATTTATTCTAGGTCTAGGTTCATCATATCTACCGAATAATAAATATTCATATTCTTCTAATCGTTTATTATGTAATTTACAATAATCTGTATCTTTATGACGAGGTCTTGGGCATCTAATATCGGCGTATCTAGGACCCATTGATCTAGCACAACATTGATTATCACTAAATATTTTTGTATATGATTTATCAATTGTTATTTTATTGATTTTTATTTTTTCATCTATTAATATTTTTATTCTATTATTTAGTGATATATCTGTGATATCATTAAACATAGATAATAAATCATTTTTAAGTTTAATTTCTAAAAGTGAATTTAGATTCATTTATGTAATTAATCAAAAGGGATACAAAAATCAAATTTATTATTTTCACAAACTTCTATGATAATATCATCTAAACATTTAGATACTATATTGTCAATAATAATATCATTAATTTGATCTTCTATAATATTTTGTATAATTTTAATTTTTTTATCTGAAAAGTATATATTTTTATAAGAATCATTTAAAAAATATTTTAATTTTTGATGAATTGGTATTTCAGTAATTTTATTTACATTAATTTTTTCATCGGCAAGTAAATAAGGATTTGCTAATAATCGTGCATCATCCATTTAGATAAAATAAAAGAATATTATTTAAGTATATTTTTATACTTATATATGATTATAATTCCTCCACCACACCATTTTAGATTCTGAATGTCAATTTTGTTATTAATTTTACTCATATTATTTATTTCTGTTAATAATTCTATATTTAATTCATTAAATACAAATCTATATTGATTTTCAGTTATTTCAATAAAACTTAATGGTGATTTTTTATCTTTTGATAAAATAAAATTATTATTTAATCCTTTTGTTTTATTATAAATTAAATTATTATTTCTTATAAATCGTTGTATTTGATTCATAATATTATTTAACTATATATAATATTGGTGTATTATTATATTTATTTATATATGATAAATTTAAATAATATTCATTTTTATTATCTTTTAATAGTGAATTTATTTTGTAGTTTATTTTAATGATTATATGATCATCTTTGATAAAACTATTATAATTTTTTATTTTCTTTGATAATATTTCATCAATATATTTATGATTTTCATTTGCAATTAAATGAATATATTTATTATTTTTTATAATTTTATCTTTATAACTGAATAATATTCCATTTACTAAAATATTTTCACACTTATAATATATTTGATATTTATCATTTGATTCTCTGATATAAATATTATCACTTGATATATTATTTAAATCATTAATACATAGGTAAGTCATTATAATAAGTTATGAATAAAATTATGAAAGATAAACATGATATTATAAAAAATGCATTGGATAGTGATTCATGTCCAAATATAATCTTATATGGAAATAAAGGCAGTGATAAATTAAAGTTATTATTATCTATAATAAAATGTACAAATTTTAAATTAATAACTCAAGATAAAATATCTTGGGAATCAAATAATATATATAATATTTTTGATATGAAAAATATTAATAAAGAATATAAAACGTTTTTTGATATTATTAATATTTTAATAAATCATAAAAATTATTATAATATTAAATCTTTTAAATTTATAATTTTAAAAAATTTTAATCTTGTAAATAGTATTGTACAAAATAAATTAAGAGTAATAATAGAAAAATATTATATTACTACTAGGTTTATATTTTTAACTGAAAATATATCATCTATAATAGATCCAATAAAAAGTAGATCTTTAATGATAAGAATACCATTATTAATAAATAGTGAAAAAGAAATATATCGCGATTATATATTAAAGATTTACCTTATGAAAAGAAATCAATAATATATGATAAGATATATACTATTGATAATGAAAAATGTATAAAGTTATTTAGTGAATATAATGATAATTTATTTATGAATTATAAAACTGTATATGAAATAATTTATAATAATTTAGATAAAATATCAAATAAGGATAAAATAAAAAAAACAGATATAGATAAAATAAAAGAAATATCTTATAATATTGAGAAATATAATTTATATGATATTCATAGTGAATTGTGTAAATTATATATAAAAGATTATAAATATACAAATAAAATTAAGCGTAAGATAATAAAAATTTTAAGTGATTTAGAATATGATTATAAGAAAGGATATAGAAAATTAATATATATTGAGTCTTTATTAATAGAATTGTTATATTTATCTAGAGGCGAAATATAAAACTATTAACATAAATAGTCTCATATCTTTTGTGAAGCAACAGCTATGTAATAATAATAACCATAAGAATGTTCTAACATATACATTGCTCATGATAGAGTGAATCTTTGTCATTTGGACGACAGATTTAATTTTAGAATTTACTTGGTTGCCAAGTACTTCAAATGGAGCCCATCTTAAAACAATAAGAAAGACTAATAGTAATTCGATTGGATGTTTAACTTTAGAAACAATAGGACCAACTTTAGAAACAAGATTCATTTTATATACTTATAAAATATTTTTTTTTTCTAGGAAATTATTTAAATAAATTATAATAATAAATTTTAATGAATGGATTATTATCAAATATTAGAAATTGATAAATTTTCTAATACTAAAGAAATAAAAAAACATTATTATAAATTATCAAAAAAATATCACCCGGATAAAAATAAAGGATTATCTGATAATAATTTCAAAAATTTATCTGAAGCATATTCAACCTTATCAAATCCTAAAAAAAGATATCTTTATGATATGAAATTATTACTAAAAGAAAATTTTGGAGAAGAATTTATTTTAAATTTTAATGATACTGAATTAGAAATATTAACAGAATATTACTTAAAATTAACTAAATCAACCGAATTTAAATTTATTAGATTAATGTTTAATTCTTTACCTGTAAATATTAAAACTAAAATAAAAAAAAAATTTAAAAAAAAAATTAAATCGCAATCTTTAATATCGTGTAAAGATATTAAATATATCTATAGTGATTCATTAAGGGAAGATTATATTATTAATTTAAATAGATCATTAAAAGATGTTTATCTAAATAATTGTAAAGAAATAATAATTAAAACATCTAATAAATCATATAATTTATTTATAACACATAGTGATTATTCATTAAAAATATATAATAATAAAAATAGTATTATATATATTAATATAAATACAATTTTACCTGATAATTATTCATTAAATGGTCATGATTTATATTATAATTATCAGATTAATTTATATGAATATTATTTTAATAATAGTTTCTTAATAACCTTACCGAATCATTATAAAATAAATCTTAAAAATAATGATGATTTTAATAAATCAATAAAGATTGATAATTTTGGTATTAAAAGTATGAATAATTATAGAGGTAATCTATATATCTATAAAAATTTAAATTTAAATATTATGGATAAATATAAATATAAAAATATTTTAAAAGAAATATTTACTTAAATTATCTATATAATTATTAATATGTTAACTAAAAATTCTTTAAATGGCATAAATTTATTATATAAAAAAGCAAATATAAAAGAATATTTACAAAATCCATTAATAGAAAAATTATATCATTCGTTAGATACTTCATATGAAATTGTTGACTTAAAGAATAGTAATTCATCTAAAAATTTTCCAAATTCTAGTTTCATTCATAAAAGTTTATATAAAAAAATACAGGAAAGAAATAATAAATATAAATTTTGTTGGAGAGTCTTATCTAAATACAAGATTCATATAACATTATATTTATTTCTTAATGATAATGAAAAATTACCAAATATAAATTTGTTAATTGATTCTATATCATATATATCATCACATACTGACTGTGATAGAAAAATTATTATTAATTTTTGTCCTTTAAATGATAAAAAAAGTATTAGAACAAATCAAAAAACTATAACTCCTCTTAATGTTAATTCCGGATTAACTAGATTTACACATACAGAATCAGAAATATCTATTTTTAGAAAAGAAGAATGTATAAAAGTCTTAATACATGAAATAATTCATGGTCTTAGATTTTCTAATCTAGGAACTGATCAAGGAATAACTGAAAAATTATGTCAAAAATATAAATATCAAAGTAGCGATATTCTTATAGATGAATCATATACTGAAATATGGGCTAAAATAATGAATATATATTTTATATCTAAAATATCAGAAACGGAAAAAAAATATCAAAATTTCTGTACAATGTTAGCAATTGAATGTGAATTCTCTATTTATCAAGGTAATAAAGTTAAGCAATTCATTAAAAAAAATAAAATAACTAATGTTGATGATTATACAAATGTTTCTGCTTACTATCTTATAGTAGCTGAAATATTTACACATTTTAATGAATTCTTACAACAATTTATGAATCCATATCTAAATGATAATAAAAGTTTCTTAAAATTTATATATAATTTGGAAACTATCAAGAAAAAAAATATATCAATAAAAGATATATTTTATAAAACAATGAAAATGAGTATTATAGAATTAAAAATTTAAAGAGTGGGATAAACACCTTCTTTATTGGGAAAATGTACCTTCATATACTTTTGAAGATTAAAGAAAGTTAGTTCATCTCCCTTCGGAATATTCAATAGCTTCTTAAGCGAAGAATCGGGTGTAATTTTCCTCTTATCTTCAGGGTTCTGTAGGTTATGTGTCTTGCAATATGTGTGAATTCTCTTTGTTACATCAGTCCTAGAGATTAATTCATCCATCGATAAACCAAGAAACTTTGACATATCAGAAGATACAGGACCAGCCTTTGCAAATCCTGACTTCGGGGCATTGGGATCACGGACACGATTCTTCCTTCCACGAAGCTTCTTTGCCATAACCTTGCTATCTCTGTGAACCTGCTTTTCTAACTTTACTACACGACTCTTTAAAGACTTAATTAAAGTAACAGCATTGTCAAGTTCTGTCATCAAGGAAGAAAACTCATCTAAATACGGAGTCGCAGAAACCGCGTCCACCGAAGTAGATACAACCGTATCCGCGGAAACCGTATCCGTGGAAACCGTATCCATGGAAACCGTATCCATGGAAACCGTATCCATGGAAACCGTATCCGTGGAAACCGGTGTCTCAACAACAGATGGGGGAGTTTTTACAACCTTCTTATTCTTTGCAACATTCGTCTTTTTCACATTCTTGGGTTTACTAGTAGTCTTTGGGGGCATTTTTATTTATATATTCTTATTTATTTTTTATTTTTATCAATCAACCGCGCTCTCTATTTATATAATATCTTATATTAATATTCTTTTAAATAAGTTTTTTAATATATAAATTTGATTTAATAATTTTATATTTTTTGTTATAAAAAATGTTTCATAATCATTGTAATAAGTTACAATATAATAATATAAAATATGATAAGAAATTTTATGGTGGCAATTACAAATCAAAAAGTCTTTGTAAATGGGATTTAATCAAAAAAACAGATAATAAAATCGGTAAAATTTATAAAAAAAATTAATATTATAACAGAAATGATAACCATTCAATATGAGCTAAATAACATTGATGGGAAACATGACCAAATGCTGCTAAAAAATACATAAATCCCAATTTCCTATCTGAATCACTATTTGCTTGTGTGAATTTAGTTACTTCATGAATAATTAATTCTTGTAAATCTTCTTTATTATTATAATTTAAAACTTCTACTAATGGAGTCTTAAAAATATTCGCATCAGGTGGACAAATATTCCTTTTCATCTGCTCATTTAACTGACTTCTATAATTCCAAATATCCTCTAATTCCTTATAAAGTTGTTTTAATTTACGAATATTTAATGATAAAAACCAATCTACATGACAAGTATATCCTGATTGTTCTATAAATGAAAATAAATCTACTATTTTTTGCTTTATAATATCAGTTCTATTTCGTTTAATATCATTAACTAAATCATTATATTCATTATTATTTTTTAATATATCAACTTTATTATTAATATCATTTATAATATACTGAGAAATAGTTTCAGTTGTATATGGATTAGGCATATTCATCTGTAATAATTTATATAATGATCTTATATCAAATCCCCATCTAATATTATTAGAATCTTTATATGAATAAAAATATTTATTAGGTATATCCTTTAATAAATCATAAGTATAAAAATCCTCATCATTATTGCATTTTATTATTTTATTTTTTCTATATTTATATCCTCTATAAATTGATTGTACTTTTATTATATTTTTTATCTCTGTATTATAATTATTTAATGAATTTATAAATATCTTAACTTCATTGAATAATTCCCCCTTACTATTATTTGATGATTTTTTTTTCATCTTTTCTTTCCTAAATTTAATAATATCCTTTCTTAAATAATCTTTTTCTAATCCAGTAAATCTCTCTTTGCATATTGTATCATTTACTATAAGATATTCTTTGCGATGTTTATAACAATAACAACCATATTTTTGTTCATGTTTGCATATTAATGAATCATTTTCTTTAATAAATTGACATTTATTGTTCATCTATTTATTAATAATTCAGTTAAAAATTTTAAATATCTTTTATTTAACAAAAACTACTTAAAAATTTGATTTGATACTTTATTGTAATTAAATACAACCACAAACAGACATATAATATAAGAATAAATAAATAATAACAAAGAAAACTAAAGCGAATAAAACAAACTACAGAGTTAATAAGTTTTAAAAAAAAGAAAAAAGAACTTTATAAAAAGCATGAGCAATTTTAATCCAATCCTCCCCAAGGACTTTGATGCGTCAAAGGTGAAGTTTTCATCAGCAAAGACAATGCCGAATGGGGCAAAGCTATTCTTCCTTGAGTATGAAGGATCACCTATGTATATTCAGTCTCCAGAAATGGAAATTACATTTGATCCTCAGGTATTTGAGGATGGACCCAATTCGAAGTTTAACATTAAGTCAAATATTAATCTATCAAATGAAAGTAGTAAGGTATTTCATGATAAGATGCTAGAATTTGATGATAAGCTTAAGGAACTAGCTAAGGAAAATTCAGTAGAATGGTTCCGTAAGAAGAATATTTCCAATGATGTAATTGAGTCTATGTTTACTAATACAATTAAGACTCACACTGATCCAGAAACAGGTGAACCAACTGGTAGATATCCACCATCATTTGGATTTAAGATTAAGAAGAAGGATGGCAAGATTGAGTGTCGATGCTTTAATGAAGAAAAGAGTGAAATTAACTTTAATAATAAGGATGCAGAAAATTATCTGGAATTTACAAAATGCGTTAAGAAGGGATCTCAAATTAAGGGACTATTTAAGTGCGATTTTGTATGGCATTCACCTGGTAAGTTTGGTTGTACATGGTCTGCTCTACAACTTCGTGTAAAGGTTCCTAAGGGATTCGATGAATATGCATTTATGGATGACTCAGACGATGAAGATCAAGCAGAAAAGCTTGCTAGAGATAATTTTGTAGAATCGGATAGCGATGAAGATGAAGTTGTAGAAGACTAAATCATAAAAACTAAATTATATTCTTTTTAATTATTCTTCTTTTATTAATTTTTTTTGTATAAAAATTAATCTGTAAAATATATATTATAATGAAAATTAAAAATTTATCTTAATCGAAGAACAAGATGTAATGTACATTCCTTTTGAATATTATAATCTGCTAATGTTCTTCCATCTTCTAATTGCTTTCCAGCAAAAATTAATCGTTGTTGATCCGGTGGAATTCCTTCCTTATCCTGAATCTTTGCCTTTACATTCTCAATACTATCTGAACCCTCAACCTCAAGAGTAATTGTTTTCCCAGTTAATGTCTTTACGAAAATTTGCATATTATATATTACTATATTAGTATTTATATACTAATTGTTTAAATAAGTTTACAGTTTACATAAAGTATTGTAAGTAAATTCACCATAAACTTTTTTATTATTTTAATGATTCCATTAACATTGTTTTATAACTTACAAATATTAATGGTTTTACTTTTTCACCATTCATATTCTTATTCCTTTGACGACATCTAAATGATTCCCTTTCACCATTTAATATTAAAATATTCTTTTTATTAGTTAAAACATACATTTGATACATATTTTATATCTATTTTATATTTTTTTATGATTAATATTTTTTTAAATATATTAATCAAAATATAATTCTACTGATACATGATTCATATTTAATCCTCTGGTAGCAGATAATGATAATTCTTGCCTTTTTTTCCGCGAACCATTACTTTTATCTTCCTTATTTATTTTTGTTTGCTTTAAAGAATTATTCATATCAGTTTCTATTTCGGTTTTATTATTTATTATATATTCTATAATAAGATTTGATATCGCCCATTTAAAAAAATTTAATTGTCCTATTGTTGTCTCAATAGAATGATCATTATCTATCTTAAATCTTATTCTATTTCTCCTACAAAATGGATCAAACTTTTTTTTAGAATACGCTTTTAATTGTGATTTATATGAATGAAATACATTCATATTTTTTTTATAATTATTATCTTTATCCTCAAATGTGGGATTTTTATCCGAATCTTCATAAATAATATAATATGTATTCCCTTTCTTTGAATAATTTGTTATAAACCAATCGATTGATCTTAAAGATATATTTTTTTCTTCCCTTAATACTGATAATAATTTATCTCTATTATATATATTTTTATAAAAGACATGCAAAGACTCTAATAATAATTTATCATTAATCATTTGATATCTAATTATTTATTCTCTTTAAATGATTTCTAATTAAATTTGATTACTATTAATTAATAATAATTAAAAATACCAATTCATTAAAATGAAAAATCCGGTTAGACTTTCTAACAAAACAAATTATAACTTATTTGTATATAAATATCATAATACATCAATGTTTCAACTATGTAATCTATTACCTGAAAAAACTACAGTTATTAATATACCTTATAATTCTCATATTGTAATTAAAAAAATATATGATAATGGATGTTATTTATTGCCAGGTGAAATAATTATTGATACTCATATAAAACAAAATTTTATTAACATTTCTTAATTAAATTTATTTCTTCTTTTTGATTTATTTCTTTTTTTTGATTTATTTCTTCTTTTTGATTTATTTCTTCTTTTTGATTTATTTCTTCTTTTTGATTTATTTCTCTTCCCCCCACCTACCGGACGAGTCCGTGGTTCCGGGAATCCCATCCTAGATCTATAATCGGCTGAAGATGTTTTTCCTACCTTTGCCGGACGAGTCCGTGGTTCCGGGAATCCCATCCTAGATCTATAATCGGCTGAAGATGTTTTTCCTACCTTTGCCGGAAGTTGCGGTCGCGATGGCGGTCGCGGTGGCGGTCGCGGTCGCGGTGGCGGTCGCGGTGGCAGTCGCGGTGGCGGATTCGGCGGTTTAGAATGATGTTCACTCATACTTATATATATATATATATATATATATATATATAT